TGAAAAAAATCCAAGATGTCCAAACAAGCTATCAACAAAAAACAGCTTTATTTGGTCAATTAAGTCTGCAAAAGTTCCAGGTTTCGAGACAACTTGATAATTTAGATCAAGCAGAAGAAAACCTCCGCAACGAAATTATACAACTAGAAACTGATGAACGTGAACTAGTTAAGGAATTGAATCAAAAATACGGAGCTGGTACTTTGGACCCACAAACAGGGACATTCACTCCGGCCAAAAATTAAGAGGAGTTAAAACATGGCAGAAAAAATAGTTAGTCCTGGTGTATTTACCAACGAGAGAGACTTATCTTTTTTACCAGCATCAATCGGAGAGATTGGCGCTGCAATTATAGGACCTACAGTAAAAGGGCCAGCATTTGAACCAACCATTATCGAATCGTTTAAGGAATTTGAAGCAGTATTTGGTCCAAAATCAAAAGAATCTTATGTTCCTTATACGGTAGAACAATATTTGAAAAGTGCGGGTAGAGTAACAATAGTAAGAATTTTAGGATTATCAGGATATTTAGAGCAAGCTTTAGATATAGCTGTTTCTGGTAGTTATAACCTAGACGCATCTCCAGATGCAGGAGGTAGAACAGTAGCTGTATTAGCTCCTGGTCAGGTTGATCCAACTGCTAAATGGTATGCTATATCGGCATCTAATACTAAATGTGGTGTAAATGGTGATAGTGCAGAAGATAATGTAGTTAGAAGAAAAGATTTTGGTGATGCAAGTGGATTCTTATTATTTTTAAGTGCCTCATCACATCCAACAGAGCAAGATGGTGATGGTAATGCAATACCTTATGGTTCTACAACGAACTTCACAACAGGGCATGCAGTTTTATCATCTGTAGGTTCAAAGAATCATGCAACTATTGCAAAAACAGGTGATACTGCTTATTCAGCATCATTAAATCCTTCAAGTGAATTCCTTATTGATAAAGTATTTGGAACAACTCCAAAAGATAGATATAAACCAGTATATTTGAAATATTGGTTTAAGAATGCAGCATCAGCATCTTACGCAGCACATACAACAGTAGGATCTAAAACAGTTCCTTCAGTAATAGTGGGTAATGGATCATACAATGGTAATATGGATGCTGGAAGCACATCAACAGAAATAAATTACAAACACACTTATTCTACTAAAAACGGATATGAAGCAAGAACACCTTGGATTGTATCTCAAAAGGTAGGTGGTAAAACGGTAAATCTATTTAAGATTCATACTAGAGCTCATGGAACATCAGTAAACCATGAAATCAAAGCTTGTGTATTAAATGTAAGAGCAGCTGGAACAGTTGCAGGATCTGAATACGGATCTTTTTCTTTACAATTAAGAAGAGTTAAGGTTGATGGTTCAGTATTAGCTAATAGAACACCTTATAAAAAATCAAATGATTCCGATAGAGCACCAGAAGTAGTAGAACAGTTTAATAATCTAACATTAGATCCTAACAATCCTAATTTTATTGGTAGAGCGATCGGTGATAGATATCAATCTATAGACGTTGATGGTAAAGTAACTGTATATGGGGATTATGCAAATAAATCTAATTACGTTTGGATTGAAATTCCTTCTGAAGTTTCAGATCAAGGTATTTCTGCAGAATTAGTCCCATTCGGATACTCTGCCCTATTAGAACCAGTGCCTTCAACATTCAAAGGATGTCCATCTGCATCTACTATAGGTAATTATGGTGAATCAGAAAATGGAAATGAAGAAAGAAATAAAAAACAAATTATGGATGGTGTTTATAATAAAGCAGTATTCTACGGATTTGATTTTACAAATGTAGATAACTTAAATTATCTAACAAATTTACCAAAAGAAAATACAACAGCAGGAAATAATGCGGCATTTAACCTAAGTGATTGTTGGCAACACCCTTCTGCATCGTTAGATGGAGGAACAACAGCAAGAGGAGAAAATATTACTCCAGGTGGTTCAGCAATTAATTTAGCAACTAAGAAATTTGCAATACCATTCCAAGGTGGTTTTGATGGATACAATCCTTCAAGATTCGTTGGTCTAGCAGGAGATATATCTGCAGCTAATTTATTTGGCTTCGATTGTTCAACAGCACAAAAAGATGGTACGCTAGCATATAAAAGAGCTATTAACGCAGTATCTAATCCAGATGAGTATGATATCAATATGATGGCCACTCCGGGAGCAGATCATAGATTACACTCTGGAATTACTACGCATGCTAAAAACACATGTGAAGATAGAGGAGATGCTTTCTTTGTAATGGATGCGGCGTCATATGGTGATAACATTACTACAGTAACAGATACAGTTAAAGCATTTGACTCAAATTATACAGCTACATATTATCCATGGGTGAAAATCCTTGATACTGATATTAATAAGCCTGTATGGGTTCCACCATCAGTGGTAGTGCCTGGTGCAATTGCTTATAATGATAAGGTTGCTTTTGAGTGGTTCGCTCCAGCAGGATTAAATAGAGGAACACTTACAGAAGTAATTGAAGTTAAGAGTAGATTAACACATGACGAAAGAGATGATTTATATGAAGGTAGAGTAAATCCTATAGCTACATTCCCTGGACAAGGAGTTTGTATATGGGGTCAAAAAACACTTCAAGCAAAACCATCGGCATTGGATAGAGTTAATGTAAGAAGATTATTAATTGCTGTTAAGAAATTTATCGCATCAGCAACTAAATATTTAGTATTTGAAAATAACACAACAGCAACTAGAAATAGATTCCTAAATATAGTTAATCCGTATTTAGAATCAATTCAGCAAAGACAGGGCTTGTATGCGTTTAAGGTAATAATGGATGAATCAAATAATACTCCAGATGTGATTGATAGAAATCAAATGATCGGTGAATTATTCTTACAACCAGCTAAAGCGGCAGAATTCATCATATTAGACTTTAACATTTTACCAACAGGCGCAGCCTTTCCAGAATAAGATATTATAATAGAATAAAGAGGAGTTAAAACATGGCAGAGAAAATAGTAAGCCCAGGCGTATTTACCAACGAGCGTGATTTATCATTTTTACCAGCTGGTATATCAGCGATAGGAGCCGCAATTATAGGACCAACAATTAAAGGTCCAGCATTCGAACCAACTGTAATTGAATCATTCAGTGAATTTGAACAAGTATTCGGCCCTAAAACACAAGATAGCTATGTACCGTATGCAGTAGAAGAATATTTACGAAGTGCGGGAACAGTAACAATTGTGAGAGTGGTAGGATTAAGCGGTTATTCGCCGTATCTAGTGGAATTAGCAATGAGTGGATCAGGCGGTAGCACATTAGCTGGTGGTAATAACGTTGTAGCAGTATATCACCCTACACACGTAGATGGCGATGCATACTTTACACCTAAGTTGGGTGATGGTACGGAAGAAGTTACTTTGTTAACTATGACAGGTTCTACTTCAAAAACTAATCAAATTACTAAATTTATAACGGATACTGAAGCAGGTAAACATTTCCCTATTGGTGGTTCTAACTTCTCTGGATCATTTAGTGGAAGTTACTTTGTATTAAACTCTTCTTATATGTCACAAGACTCTGATATATCTACAACAGGATATACTGGCGGAGAAGATCAAGAAAGTGAATCTCACTTCTTTTGGTATTCAGCTTCCAAAGGAGCAGCTGCTCCAGTAAGAGTAGAATATGCAGGAGCAATTAGAACAGTAGCATCATATTTCGATCACGTTCATGCAATTGACTTAAATGTTATATTAAATGGTGGTTACACAACATCATCTATGTATCAAAAAACATTTAGACATGGATATGATCAAAGAAATCATGAATTAGTTGCAACTTCAATGAAAAGACCTAATGACCCATTAGTTGGAAATGGTGATGTAACCAGTCCATCTGATAGAGCACACGGAACAGCATTCTTATCATCATCTCTTGGTAGTGATGGAACAATGGGTTCAGGTAGAGGTATAGTTCTTACAACTACTACAACTTTAGATCATAAAGCAGTAATCTTTATTCCAGGCGGAGCAGCAGGTGGAACAGATTTAACATATACATTATTAGGATCTGATGATCCTGCAGCAGATTCACCAGGATCTAGAGAAGGTTCATTCCAGGCAGGAGCTAATGCATTTAATCAGGCACAATCATTAGTTAAAATGATTAACTGTGATCAACCTAATTTAGATGCAGATGATGCAGCTTCTAATTATGGATTCCATGTAGGAGCAGATTGGGACTTAGGTAAATATATTCATGCTACAACAGGTTCTCACGAAGCTTCAGCATCTAATATACACTTATTCCTTACTTCAGCATCTTATGGTGGGGCAGGTAATAGTGCTTATGTATCACAATCAGTTGGATTAAATACAATTGTAGCAGGAGCAGCTGGTGTTAAAGCATATTTAGCTTCTGGATCTTATATGTCAGGAACATATGCACGTATAACTAAAGACGCAATTAACTCCGCAGTTCAAAACGGAGAACAAATATTTACAGCTACATTAGGAGCAGGCAGTGGATCTGTTACTATTGAAAACACATTAACTGGTAGAGCAGCAGATGCATTCTATTCTCAATCAGTTTCTGGAAGAGGAACAGTAGGAGCTCCAGGATGGGCTGCAGACGCACAAAATTTAACAGCATCTATGCAAACAACACAACAAGGTGGATCTGACGCGGAATCATTCGTATTATACTTCTCAGGTTCAGGTGGAGGTTCGTTAGGTGCAACTTATACAAACAATACTAACTTTGATACAGGTCATGCAGATAATGGTAATATTCTTACTACAGCAACTGCTTATTCTGCATCTGTTAATCCTAATAGTTCAAATCACTTAACTAAAGTATTTGGTATGTCTCCAAAAGATAGATATAAGCCAGTATATACTTACATGTGGTTTAAGAACTATGCTTCAGCATCATACGCAGCTGATTCAACAGCACAAGTTAACGTAAAATCAATTCAAAATGATATTTCTTACGGATACAGTGTAAAAGATGGATATGAAGCAAGAACACCATGGATTACTTCACAAAAAGTTGGTGGAAAAACAACTAACCTATTCAAATTCCATACAAGAGCTCACGGACCAGCAATGAATTACCAAATAAAAGTTGGTATACTTAATGTGAAGGGTGCGGGAACTGTAGCAGGATCTGAATATGGAACATTCTCTGTTCAATTAAGAAGAGTAGATCTTGACGGATCTGTTCATGCAGTTCAATCTCCATGGAAAAAATCAGGTGACTCTGATAGAAGACCAGAGATAGTAGAACAGTGGAACAATTTAACATTAGATCCAGACAATCCTAACTTTGTAGGTAGAGTGATTGGTGATAGATATCAAGAAATTGATGCAGATGGAAAAGTAACAATGTATGGTGATTATCCTAACCTTTCAAGATATGTTTGGATAGAATTACCTGAAGATGTTAAGGATAAAGGAACATCAGCAGAATTAGTTCCATTTGGATTTGCTTCTGTAATAGAGCCATTAAATGCAACGCATGGTAGTTTACCAAGTGCATCATTAATTGGAAACGGAGAAGGACATACTGGAACTTATAATGACATGGTAGGTAAAAATCTTGCAACGAAAGGTGCTCAAGTAATGGATAACGTATATAATAAGAAAGTATTCTACGGATTCGACTTCGGTGATTCAGATAACTTAAATTATTTAATGCCTTTACCTGATACTAGCCCTGCAGGAGGAACTGCACCAGCAGCTGGAAACAATAAAGCATTTAATTTAGCTAATTGCTTTCAACACCCTTCAGCTTCATTAGATTCAGGAGCAGGTGATGCTATTACTCCAACAGGAACAACTATAAATCTTCAAACAAAGAAATTTATGGTTCCTTTCCAAGGAGGATTTGATGGATTGAATCCAGCTAGATATATAGCTAGAGGATCTGATATGTCATCAACTAACATGTTAGGATATGACTTGTCAACAATGGAAAAAGATGGAGCACTTGCTTATAAGAGAGCATTAAATGCAATATCTAATCCAGATGAAATAGATATTAACATGATTCTTACTCCTGGTCCAAATATGAAAGATCACGCGCCTGTAACTACATATGCTAAAAATGTAGCTGAAGATAGAGCGGATACTTTCTATATAATGGATCCAATAGGTAAGCAATCTTCTATGGAAGGTTTGGGAATGTCTACAGTAACTAACGTAGTAAAATCATTTGATTCGAATTATACTGCAACATATTGGCCATGGGTTAAAATCATGGATAGTGATATTAACAAACCAGTATGGGTTCCACCATCAGTTGTAGCAGGTGGAGTAATATCACACAATGATAATGTAGCATTCGAATGGTTTGCACCAGCTGGTTTCAATAGAGGTATGTTAACTAGAGCTCTAGAAGTGGAATCAAGATTAACGCATGGTGAAAGAGATGATTTATATGAAGGAAGAGTAAATCCGATTGCAACGTTCAAAGAAGGAATCACAGTTTGGGGTCAAAAGACTTTACAAGCTAGACCTTCAGCACTTGATAGAATCAATGTAAGAAGATTACTAATAGCAGCGAAGAAATTTATTGCATCAGCAACTAAATACTTAATATTTGAAAATAATACAACAGCTACTAGAAATAGATTCTTAAACATAGCTAATCCATAC